TGCCTCTCTGGTTCTTTTTCAAGTCGCTCATACATTTCCTCCATCATAATAAATTTAGGTTCCTTCTCAATGAATTTGAGCAGTGTCATCGAAACTCACAACTCATCATGATCTCTGTTAGACATGCCAACAGGTTGATCTCTTGATCGGGAACAATAGTAATGTCCTTCATATATTTGGCAATGATAAGAACAGCTTCGGGAATAGAAGCAGGTTTCAATACACCATACAAACTGTCATAGATCTTACGCATCACCATACTGGGATCGTTATCCAGATGCTGAACTACCCAGTTCTTGACTGTAGTAAAGTCTTTCTTCTTCAGAGATGTAAGTAGAGAGTCCAGATTAACATCTGCAACATCAACCAGGATAGCAGAAGTAATACTCCCTGTGGCAGCATAACGCTGACACTCGTTAATGAGACGACGCCAATCAGGATAATACCTCTTGACAAGCTTCGCGAGAACTTTGTCTTCATACTCAACATTCTCATTCGTCAGAATAGTTTTGAGACGAGTAAAGAATTCTCCCTGAAGTTGAGTAGACTGCTCAGGTTTGATTCTAAAATCAACAACTGTACAACGTGAGTGCAACGGTTCAATAATTTTATTGATGAAGTTGCAGGTAAAGATGAAACGGCAGTTGCTATGGAACTCCTCCACAGCAGTCCTCAGAGACAGTTGAACATCGTTGGTGGTGTTGTCTGCCTCATCGATGATGACGACCTTGTGGGATGCTCCAGACGTGAGAGAGACAGTCGTGGCAAACTGACGGACACGGTTCCTGATAGTGTCTAGGAAACGTCCCTCGTCAGACCCGTTGATGACGATGTAAGAAGCACCAATCTCCTCACACAGTGCCTTAGCAACAGTGGTCTTACCAACGCCTGCTGTGCCTGTCAGCATTAGGTTAGGGAGTTCTCCTTGATCGACAAAACCCTGAAACACTTGTTTGGTGCTAGCAGGAAGGATGCAATCTTCGACAATGTTTGGGCGGTATTTCTCCACCCACAAAAACTCTTTGCTCATTGAGGTTCAAGGGCGATGTAGTAAGTCAGGTCAGTGTTTACGTTGGTCCACTCTGAAATAAGGTGCTGAGATACTTTGACAGTGTAGTCGCCAGGGAGCAGACGAATGTTTTCAATCTTAAGATCAAGAGAATAGGTGCCAGTAGTAGAACCTGCCACAGTGATATCATAAGTATTACTGGTATCATTCTCTTTGTCCCTGAGGATAAGTTTAATCTCATCATGACCTTCGATTGATTGGAAGGTAAGATCAGGAAGACTGTAGACAGCAGATGCTTTCTGTAGAGCAATCAAATCTTCACCAGTCAGATTGAACTGGAGATCAGAACCAGGAAACTTTACGTTTTTTTCTGGAGCAGACTTGAGCGTAATCTCTGGGTCAGAAAAGAAATAGCGAGCAGACTGACGACCGCCACGGATGCTGACAAAATTTTCGTTGTCAAACTCAAGCTGAGGATCGCTAAACAAAGAGATCCCAGAAAGGAACTGACTAAGATCATAGATAGCGAAGTCAACCGGAAACACTTCCTCGCCAGTAAACTTTGCGAGGATGTTCTCTGCATTAGAGATAGTTCTAACCGTGGATCCTTTACGGAAGACAATCGAGGAATTGATAGTACTGAAGTTTTTGAGAACATCTAATGTTTTTCTAGAAAGAATAACTTTACTCATTGGTTGTAGATTTCCGTGGTTTGAGATTTGTCAGAGAAGTGAAGCAGCAGCAATGCGTAGTGAAGGATCTTGATGATATCACGACGGGCAGTGCCTTTACGATCGTAGCGTGAAGCATACTTCAGGATGTTGCTACGGCAGAATGCCTCAGCGTCTCCACATGCTTCAATTAGATCTAACGTTTGAATGCTGTCGTTACCAGCAGAATAGTGTTGTCCATAAGTTCCAGCAATGTAATCACTCAGCTCTTTCAACAGAGCATCTTCATTGTATTTTTTCGCCATTCAGTTATCCCAGATTAAGCGTAGATTACTATGGTAGCACTCTTGAACCTTGCCGTCAAGGTCTTTGACAAACAACTTCAAACCATTGCCACCCATAATTTTTACAGTTTTACGATCCTCACCATCTTCGATGATGGCAAGGTTGTTTACGTATCCATGAAGTTGTTTAGTATGATGCATTTTCCTCCTCCTCAGTTTGAACGTCAGCATCAATCTTATCATACAATTCGATGAATGATTGACGAGTCTCATCATCGAAACGATTTACACATACCTTGATCGCCTTCATACGATCACTCCAGATAGCATAAGCACGAATGATGTGGACCAGACGACGGGTAGAAATAACCTCATCGATACCACCATCAGCAAATGTCTTACGAATAATGTCTGCCCAGTTAGCAAGATTCTTACAGAAGTCTTCGTCATGCTTACCTACAGAAGCAGCAACACGTAGCAGAATCTTGCTCTCAGTAGCAGGAGTAGGATACTCTTGCTCAAAGGTCAAAGCAAAACGCTCAAGAAATGCTTCGTTCAGAACGTTAGTGCCAATAAAGCGACCATCTTCAGAACCTTTACCTTTAGTATTAGCAGTAGCAACGACATTGAAACCTGCTTTGGGTTGTACATAACGACCAGTCTTCTTCAAGAATACACCCTTACCTTCTAAAACAGACTGAAGACAAAGGATCTTATTGGATGCCAAGTCAACTTCATCTAGAAGCAACACAGCTCCACGCTCCAAAGCTTCGATGACAGGACCATTATGCCAAACAGTTTCGCCGTTAACAAGACGGAAACCACCAATAAGATCATCCTCGTCGGTTTCAATGGTAATGTTCACGCGAATAAGTTCTCTATTTAGAGCAGCACATGCTTGCTCGACAGAGAAAGTCTTGCCATTACCAGACAGACCAGTAATAAAAGTAGGGTAGAAAATCTTGGATTGAATGATCTTCTTCACATCAGCAAAGTTTCCAAATGGAACATAGTTCTCGTCCTTCATGGGAACAAGGTTCTCATCGTTGCTATCAGCAACTGGAATAGCAGCAGGTGATTCGTAGGTTTGCTCAAGACGCTCTTGAACTGTCAGGTTCCAAGTGCCACGCTTGACATAGAAATCACGCAGACGCTTGGTAGCAGTAGCATAGGTGATACCAAAGTGATCACAGGCAGAACGAACGTGCTCGGCATTGACATCGTTGCCAAAATTTTCTGATAGGAAAGAAGCGAGTTGAGTTGTAGTGAGATCGAGTTTGGCAGGCATGGTTCGTTTCGTTGATGTAGTTATTATAGGGCAGAGTGGGGCAGAGTCAGGGGCAGAGTGGACGGTTCATCAAGCGACATACTCGATGAAGGAATTTAGTAGTTTCTTGTTAGCAGATTTGGATCCAAGCATCTTTTTAAAGGCACGAGAAATCTCACCTTTCTTAGCACCAGTCTCAACATCAAAATCTACATCAGATTCTACAGCATTATTACTAATCACATACAGAGCAGTGTAACTTTTAGGGAAAGGGACCACAGCAGATTTAGATTTTCTCCATTGCTTCTGTACTTGATCGTAGTAAGAAATATTACCGTAGATAGAAACAAAGTTACTAAGACCACCACTAGACATAATACGAAAACCAAGAACGTTTACACCAGGATTACGATCACGCAATTGTTGGATAAAAATATTAGTCATATCAGACCAAGTATCATTCATAGCATAAACACGACCGGTGGTGCGATCTCGTAAAACTGATCTGTAATCAAGGCGACGTGGACGAATATAAAATTCATCTTTATGATCGCTGTAAAGTTCACGACCATAAGAAGACTGACATGCTTCTCCGTCAGACAGAACACACACGTTTACTTTTTGAAGATCATTTTGTTTTTTGAATTGAGGGATAATATAATTCAACATAACAATACCCTCATTCAAAGGAGTGCCAGAAAGACCAATGCCAATGGTGGATTGATACGAACAAGCATACACAAAAATATATGCCTCACGATACAAGTTTAAACACATACGCTCATAGTCTTTAGAGTTAGAGCGAGAGGAAACAAAGTTCATCAAGTGAAACATATCTTTTGGCAAAAAGATCTTACCTTCCATACAACCATTTTTTTCAAAATACTCGTTATTGGAAACGTATTCATTAACACCGTTCTTGATACGTCGAACAGTATAAAACTCATTCGTAAAAGCATACACCTCAAACGGGATCTGAACTTTCTTACAGAAAGCAGTCAGATTCAACAACTGTTTTACTGTAGAAAGAATTTCATTTTGCATAGAACCAGACCAGTCAAGCAAGAATATCAAACCATGATTCTTACCATCAGGAATTACAGTTACTTTTTTGAAAAGATCTTCGTTGTACTTATAAGTATGAAGCTTAGAAGTATCAAGCACACCAGTCTTAGATTGACCAGCACGAGCATAAGCGTCAGCAGACTTACGACATTCAAATTCCTTAACAAGATAATTTACCTCTTTCTGCGATTGCTTACGAAACTCTACGTAAGATTTATCTACAGTTTCATAAGGATTGTAATAATCGTCTCCTTCATTCTTGCCAAGGAAGTTATTACGATACTCATCAATCCAGTCATGAACTTCAGTCCAATCAGCAACAAACGTGGGGAGATCCACACTGTCAGGAATCTCTACGTATACAGGATCATTGGAGTAGCGATCGGTTAACCCTCTTGCTGCCTCATTAAAACTATCTTGTGTCTTAGAACCTTCTTCAGATTCTTCTTCATCTTCCTCTCCAATACCAGATTGCTCTTGACCACTACTAGTAGTATTTTCCTGTTTAGGTTGTTCTTGATTATCTGTTTCTTGCTGCTCTACATCTTCCTGTGATGCTGATGAAGTTTCATTAGCAGGCATTTCTTGTGGAGTTTCTTCCTGCTCTTCTTCTTGTTCTTGCTTGCTGAAGTTAAAAACATCTATAGCAATTTGCAAGACTTCTTCAAAAGTCTCAGCAACATCAGTACGAGCAACGAACAATTGTTCCTCAATAGAGAAAGGAACCATAGCACTAGCACCAATCTTGAAGTGAAGATTGATACGGTCAATCAAACTAAAAGTATTAAAATCTTCTCCATCGATGCTAAAGAAATCAGCTTCATTTAATTCTTTGTATCCACCAGCAAAAGACTTACGCAAACCAGGATACTTACGTTTCATGAGTTTCTCAATACGAGCATCCTCAATCACATTAACAAAGTCCTTAGGACAATCTACAACATCGCGCCAATCTTTATTGGGAGTGAAGAGAGCATGACCTACCTCATGACCCACCAGCATATCGTATACGGTGCTAGATGCCTTGTCCCAGTTAGGGAGGGTCAACACACGGCGATCCACATCAAAGGACGCTGTAGCGACTCTACGGTGCTCTACAATCAGGTTCTCTGTTGCGAGCAGTCGTGCTAAGTTTCCTTTGATCTCTTGGGATGACATGCTTCGTTTGCGTTGATGCTACTAGTATATACAAAAAAAGGGTGCCCGAAGGCACCCCTAGTCCAGTTCAGAAACTGTCTCTCGGATCACGGAGAAGTTCTTTTCTTTCTCTGCTGTGATAGTTCTCTCAAATTTACCGTCAAGGTTTTCTCTATGACTGATAACATAGATGTTTGAGTTGTCATCAAAGTTACGTAGGATCCAACT